CCATCCTCTCCTGGAGCTCAAAGAGCCCCTTTGTCCCTCATGCTATAGAGGGACCCATCGGCTTTTCGACTTGAAGCAGCCGCGCTTCGTACTGGACCTGAAGTCAAGTCCAACCGACCGCCCCGAAAGGTAGTCAGTTGAATTGAGCAAGGCCTTCTGTTCGCAGTATTGAACATAGGACCTACATTCAGGACTCAGAACTCTTGCAGTTGGTAAATCCAGTGGTCTACATCCGCTATCCACTCCGAATAAGGAATAGGGCATTTTCTGCCCTGAAGCCTCATCCGAGAGAGATACGTTTTGTATCCCACCAGAGCCGACTGCCGAGTTACTTGCTTCGTGGAAGTGAAAACCTCCAAGTGGACGGTGTCCCTGGGCGATAACTTCTGCTTCCGAACTGCCGGAGGAAATAGATCCTCTGGCATAAACGGAACGGAAATAGTTACCGTACCCGGGGTCCTGTCGTGTTGGACGATTGCCACTACTCCATTTATTGAAGCAGGCCAGTGCGTTACCATCGATATCATCCTTCTTTAAAGTTGGTTGGTATACTAGCCTCTTTTGCTGCCAACACTGCAGATCCTTATTATAAGAAAGGTCTGTAGTATAAAGCATGCTATAGTAGGCTAAACCTGCACCCGCAGTTTGCGAGACAGGAATGGTACGCCTGACAACTGAGTTGACCATATCCCGTATAGCTTGGGAGACGATCCACATTCCATTTAAATAAAAATGGTCTGAGATGTCAACCCAAGACATTACGTCTTTTGGTCGCCAGGCTTGTGAGACGTCATGCGGATACTGCCGGGCATAGATCGGACGAACCGACGTACCCTTAAAGTAATCTGCACCGCAAGATTCCCGAAAGTTACCTTTCGAGAAGGACTTGCTGACGTTTACCTTTAGAGCATAGCTCTCCAGGTATCTCACAACTACGTCCGTATACTCTACAGGGACAATAATATCGTCCCCATAGACCGATATCGATCTACTATAACGTTTGATCGATCGGGTAGATGGACGTGTGCCGTCTAACTGGTGCATAGCACAAAGAACAAGGGTATAAAATACCATTGCCTCGACAGGAAAGCATAATGCTGAACCCATCGAAGCATACTTGCTCAAGACTATGTTCCGGCCATCCGGCAAAGTAGCATGTAACGAACGCGCATCCTCTAAGTATTGGAGGAGGCCTGAGGTTTTAAAGATACGCTGAACAAGGTGCAAATGCACCCGATCAGACGCGTCTTTCAGGTCCAGAGTACTGGCTCGTTTATCGATACTGCTACTGTGAGCGAGTAACTGATTATGACGCTGATCCGAGAATCGGATACTATTACGCGTCATGCTATGGTTCTCCAATGTATAGTATACCAGGTCCTTGATGGACTGCTGGATATACTGCATGTGAGAAGGTTCCATAGCAATTACTCGTGGCGTAGTCATTGTCTTGGGAACGAAAACGATTCGAACGGGGAGTTCATCCCTTAGTTCGAGGTAATCGGGTCCTCGTACAATGTCTCCCTCTCCCTGTATACTTCCGGCCTGAGCAGCGAACCCATAATTGGGAAAGCAATGCAGATCGGACGGGAAGAGGAACTCCGAGCGATGGTTCCACTTACTGATATGATTTCTTCCGTTTGGAAGCAATCTATCGGCCGTGCTACCAGGGCCGTGATGACAAACAAGATCCAAGGGATCGATCTCAGGAAATACCTGAGACCACAAGATCCCGGAAATCGTGTCAAGGACATCGTCCTTCCTCTCAATTTGAGGTGTCACATTACGGAGTTCAGCCTCGACGTCGACAAAGTGCTGAATAGCCTTCTTATTACGCGAAGGACTACATCCAAGCTCAAGTTTCTTAAAGAACCTTGAGACTTGCCTGATAAATAATATACTATCAGGGCACGCGTCATGACGTAGCTCACCGTCAATAGTAAACACACGACTGAAGAAACCTCCCATAAAACGGGGGAGCCTTCCATGCCGAGCAAAATCACTCGGACATGAGAGTCGCCCATCCTCTAGACCCTTTTCCAAGGAATCTGAGAGTTTGGGGAGGATTATCGTTAAGAACGATAATCCTTCGTGTTCACAACGATGTCGCATCGTTGCGACATCGCGTTCTACGGACAAGCCTAGGTCCATACTTGCTTGACGCAGTATGGCCTCGACGAGCATGGTCGGTCTTTTCACTGTCACCTCCATTTATATGGG